ATGATCCGGGGGCATAGCTATCTGTGGGCTATGTCCCCTTCGCTTTCACTTTGTATCTACTGCCTTAGCCATCTCTGTAATCTGCTCTAGGAATCGCTTAGGCATTCCATGTAGCTTAGCGTCGCTGTATAGCTCTCTAAGCCCTTCAACATCACTACTTAGGGCTAGGACACTTGCGCGACCCTCAAACCCCTTTAGAGACACTGCTAGGGCTTCCTGTGATGCTGCCTGCATCTCCTCCGCGCTAGGTCTAACGCTGTGACCGTCTTTTTTGCTGGAGAACCCGAGGGTGGAAAGGCTGCGCCCTATTGCCGACGTGGCACAGTTTTCCATGAAGCTAGTTTTGTTTATTGGGCTTGAGTTTCTCGTCTCCTGGGCAAAGTCAATAGCTGCTGCCCTCATGTCTTCCCGGTCAGTGTAGACACTTGCCATTATGACGATTTCTGTTTCGTTGATTAGCTTTATCTCTGTGTGTATTCTGCCGTTTGGGTGCTTCTCCCAGAACTTAGCTATCCTGTCGGCTACTGGTTCGTAGTTATCCATGAATCCCATGTTTATCCTCCTGTGATTTTGAGATAAGGCGCGCCGCCAGATCTGCTTTGTAACATTACAACGTTTTCACCATCGACATAGCCGTACTTAGCGCCCTTCATGCTGCTTTGTATGACCGACTTTCTAAGTGTCGCCTGCTGCTTCCAGAACTTTTCTTGCTCTAGTGCCGATTGTAGAAGTCGGTATTCCTCCGGGTCTATGTCTGTCTCTGTTTCTTCTATGTCCGGGTGCAGAATCCTGATTGCGCTGTAAGTCGAATCGCTGCCTTCTATGTCTGGCTGCTCTCCTGTCCTCACAAGCTCTAGGAAGCTCTCTGCCGCCTTCATAAGTGCTTCAGCCTCTATCGGGTCATACTCCACCGTAAACTCCCTGTATTCGCCTCCTGCGACCGCGCAAAGTACACCGGGGCTATGCAAGCCTGTTACGATCATGTACCAAAGAACTTGAAGCCTGTAATGCTCCGGCAAGATAGGCATAGCGTTTCTAGAGAATTTAATCTCAAGAATGTATAACCTGCCATCTTCGTCTTCAATAACGCCATCTGGGTTAGCGTGGAATGACGGGTTCTTTTGTGACTCGTAGGTGTAATCCCCAGTGTGGACTATGAGATGTGGGTGCATGTCACCGAATAGTCGAGCGATTGCGGGCTCGAAGTAATTGCCCAGCTTCATAGCCATTGTGCCTTCTGTAGGCAATAGCAAGCCAGACTTCTGCGCCCATAAGTACACCGCGCTAGTCCAGGGGGATTTATTCATTATCGGAGCTATGTCGCTGCCGCCGATTGCGTGAGATCTCTGAGCATGCCACTCAGGAGATCCTGCCGGGTGTGTGCCGATTAGAGTGCCGCCTAGTTTGGCAATTGTCTTATTCACTGTGATCATGTTTTGGAGCATAGCAAAGCAGCGCGACATAATTGCAGTTATTGTTTAGGCATGAACTCAGAACAAGCCCTAACTGCACTCGCGGAAGGCATTAGAAAGACCGGGGCAACTGCCTGCCAGACTTCTGACCCTGATGCTTGGTTTCCAGAAGGAGGCGTTATGAATACTAATCTAAGATCTGCAATTAGTCTTTGTAAAGTTTGCCCTGTTAGGTCGCTGTGTCTAGAGTTTGCTCTAGTGAATGATGAGAAGCATGGTATCTGGGGTGGAGTCAACACTAGGCAACGCGCTAGAATGCGTAACGCTAGAGGTTAGTGTAGAAAGTAGTCTAGGGATGGTGTAAAAAGTTAGACACCTGGAATGTGAGGAGGCTCTATTCCTTCTGTAACGTCTTCGTATTCCTCGGGGTTGTTTACCTCGGTGTTCTTTACTGCCATCACTGAAGCAAAGAATGCTAAGGCTGCTGCAACGCTGCTAAGTATCTGCTGCGATTGTTCTCCGGTAACTATCCCGGCAATTACTAGAAGCGGCACTAATCCGGCTACTGCTGCGTAGATTGCTTTCCTGATTTGTGGGTTGAATCTCATTTTGCGTACCTTTCCAATAGGGCTAGTGGGTCAAAAGTCTGACCGTAGAAGATGTGCTTAGGCGTGTCTCCGTAGGTGAGATGAAGATGGCTACCGCGCGATGCGCTCCCAGTATTCCCAACTGCTGCGAACCACTGATTACCTTCCCAAATTTTAGTACCGACCTTGTGCTTGCTCTTCACCTTCAAGTGAGCGAAGCCTAGATACATAGGCATGTCTTTACCCTCATGCCAGAAGCGCAAAACTAGGCAATTTCCTAGAACATCGCTCCAAGTGTTTACTACTATCGTGCCTGTCTCCGGTGCTGTAATCCAAGCGCCCGTAGCAGCGCCAAAGTCTAGTCCCCTATGTGGGGTACTCCTGTTTTCTGTAGCGCCGTAGAGTGCTGTGATGCTTGCTTTAGGAAGTGGGTATCTCATAGAGCAACCTGAGAAACAACCGTCACAGCTAGAGCAGTTAGGGCAGCAGAAGCAAAAGCAGTAACCCAGGCTGTTTGCCAGCGAGCTTTTTCTAGCTCTCTAATTCTGTCCTCATGATCTTGCAGCATCTTAAACCCGGCTTTTACGTCTGCCATGTCACCTACTAGCTTTAGTAGTAACTGCTGCTGCGTGCTGCTTCTCGGTATCTGCTCTGACATTACTCAGGTGCGATTTCTGGTTCTGGTTCTGGTCTTAGAGCTGGGTGAGTATCGGGTGAGTTACCTGCAATAAACTCGCTTTCGGGGTCTACCAGCGAAGCGATAAACACTTCTGCCCACTCGGTAGCCTGAGCTGCATCTGCCCAAGGGGTTGTGTCTGGGAAGTCCGGTTGGAACATAAAGGGAGCGTCATTCTCGTTCGGGTTATCGTTATCCCAAATTCTGATGGCGTTGTTGCTGTCAATTTCAAAGCGGTATTGAGTCATTATTTTCTCTTCCTTCTAGGACAAAGTTGTGATTGGGGATTTTGGCTCTAGGGCTAATTGAATACTTACGAACCCAGGTGAAGAAACTAACTGACCTGATGAACCTCCTGCAAGATACTTGCTATCTCCAAAAGCTAGACACAAAATGCTGCCAGAAGTAAACTCTGAAGTTCTAGATGTCCAAGTAATGCCGTCTGTTGAAGTCGTCAATTTTTGGTCACTTCCCGCAGCAACAAAAACGCCATCAGAGTAAGTAATTGCTTGTATTGCCGTAGTTCCAAACCCTGAAGTTCTAGATGTCCAATTAATGCCGTCTGTTGAGGTGGACAGCTCGCCACTGTCTGAGCCTGCGATATACAACCCGTTACCATAAGAAAGGGCTAAAATGTTGCCGCTCATTCCTGAACTTCTACTGTTCCAAGCAGTGCCGTTGGTTGATGAAAGCATGTCACCGCTAGTCCCTGCTACAAGATACAAGCCGTCACCGTACGTCAAAGAAAATAAATAACGAGAGTTTACATCTGTTTGAACTGTCCAACTAGTGCCATTAGTTGAAGTTGAGACGTTTCGACCCCACTGCGCTAAATAAAGGGCATCTCCGTAAATTATAGTAGTGTGAGCCGGCAATCCTGAGGTTCTCGAAGTCCAGCTAACGCCATCTGTTGAAGTGGTCATCGTGCTTGAATCTCCGCCTGCAAGATACAACCCGTTACCATAAGCTGCGGCGTTAATCCGAGTAGTCCCAAAGCCTGAAGTTCTCGAAGTCCAGCTAACGCCATCTGTTGAAGTGGTCATTTTGCCGTCATCACCTACCGCAACGAATAAGTCGCTACCGTAAGCCAATCCTCTAATAATTCCGGTTCCAAAACCTGCTGTTCTAGCTGTCCAAAAAGAAGCGCCGGGATTGGCAACCAATGCAGTTATGTCACTTGCATAATTGTGCAATACAGCCCCTTCTACTGATAAGCCGCCAACAGTGACAGGCAAACTAGAAACCACAAAGTATAAGCCTGCCGCTAGGGAAACTGTGTAAGTTCCTGCCGCTGTGATGTTGTAGTAATTACCGCCTGCGCCGCCGCCTGCATCTGCCCACGCCACTTCTCCAGCAACGACACTTAGAACCTGATCGTCTGTGCCTACGCCTAAGCGAGTGACCGAACTAGCTCCGTCTGCCACTATTAGGTCTTGCGCTGTTGTTACGGTGCTTTTAGGGATTGCGTCTGTGTTGTCGTTTATGTTTACAAAAGCCGAGCCGTTCCAGCTCTCATAGGCGCTAGTGTCTACTAGGTAAGTAAGCATTCCCTGTACCGGGCTAGGTATTGCAGTAGTCCTGGCTGCTGAATCTGCGAACACGATAACGCTCTGATTCATTAGGAAGTTGTTTAGATCGCTCGCCGGAAGTGGGAATCCGTTAGCGAATGTCTTGTATGCCATTTAAGCCTCTTTCCATAGCTCTAGTCTAGTGAACCAATTGTTTACGTCTATTGTGTGAATCACCTTAGCAACCGAATAGTAGCTGTCTATGTTCAGCTCCGAGGTGACGTATTTTACACCTAGCACTTCTCCAGGCATAATCTCCGCCGCGTGTGTCAAGTTGTTGTTTCTGTCTATCGCCGGAGTTGTAACACTTTTTACTAATCGTGTCGGGTACTGAGTGAAGACTCTATCCGCCCATACGTTTAGTTGGTCTATGTCTGTCGTGTCTATCTGCACGTCTATAGCTGCTACCCCGTATAGGTCTATTGAATCCTGATCCTGCCTAATTACATAGGTTGCATCATCTGTCTTTAGCGCGACCCTGAGCGAGTTATAAACATCATCGTATTCACCCTGGACTATGAGGTCGCTCATACATAGGTGAAGATTGTCTTCGTGTGAGTTTCCGATAGTGTAAGTGCCATCTGGAATAGCGGCTATCACCGGGCGCGGAATGAAAACAAACTCCTGAGTAGGAGGGTCTATCCAAAAGAACCCTAGCCCTACCTGTATAGCGTCTGCCAAAAAGATGTTAGGTATTACATCTGTTGATAAAACGCTAGGTATTCTGCCTGTTGTTTCGCTGCTAAGCGCGTAC